GGCATCGACAACGAGCTCCATGTGCACGAGGCGTGACTGTAGGGCAGTACTCATGGGTTGCACGATGGCGTTGTCTGTCTCCAGGTTGCCGGCTGCCACCATGGCTACCCGTTCGTGTAGCTCATGGCTACCCACCATGCGATCCAGGATCAGCTTGTAGGCTGCGGCTTGAATCGAGGGTGGTGCTGAGGTGGCTTCGTCCAAGAACAGAAGCCAACCGGCATAGCCTGCAGGCAATGGATCGCCCTTGATGGGAAAGTGCTTCATAGGCACGTAGTCAGCCTTGTTGCCTTCGACTGTAGGAAAACCTGCCAAGTCGGTGGGGTCGCACTGGCTCAATCGAAGGTCGATCACCTTGAGGTTGTGTTCTTTCGCAATCTCATAAATGATTTGCGATTTACCGCAGCCTGGTGAGCCCACGAGCATGGGCACCAACTTGGCACGGATATAGGCGGTCAGCATCTTGCTGGCCTGGGAGATCTTTACTTGCATGGGATCCTTACTTGAATGAGAGGGTTTTTTGGAAGCTGGTTTTCTTGGCCGACTTTTCCTTGATTCCACCTTCGATGAAGTACTGGTGGATCAAGGTGTTAATCATGCGAACACCAATGGTGTTTTTTTCATAGTTGTCGGTGAGGATGTTCATGATGATGCTGGTGACATCATCCTTTTTGACTTCAGGAAAAAGCTCTAGGTATTTAGAAAGCAATGCGCTCTTGTCTAGGATGGTGGCCATCTCAGAAAGCGAGACTTTTTCCAAGCCATAGGCCAAGCCAACACGTCCTAAAAATTCGGTCTTGATGCCGAACTCTCGCAGACGATCGAGGTCGATGTTTTCTTCGCCATTGAAAGCACCTGCAAACACGAAAAGCACGTTGTCAGTTTTGACGTTGACGTATTTGCCATAGTCACCAAAGACTGAAGCAGAGCCTTCCAAGACCTTCAGAAACTCGTTTTGCACGCCATTGGTAGTCTCGTGAGCCAGTGCGCTGTTGGTGTTGCCTGAAATGAAAAGCTTGTCGAACTCGTCAACAAAACAGATCATTGGCTGGCCCCCTGATTGCAACAAGGGTGCCAACGCTTTGCTTAAACTGTTGCCGGCAGTGCCTTCTTTTGTCAGGCCTGCAGCATTGATGTCGAAGTAGTGGATATCCAGCTCTTCAGCCAAGCATTGAATCGTGTGGCTTTTGCCGCTTCCACTGGGACCAGTGACGATGAAGTGAGGACGGATCTCTCCTTCGCTGGTGGCAAAAATGTTCAGGCAGCGACGAATGTTGTCGATGGTTTGAAGGGACATGATTTACTTTCGGAGCTGCTGCAGCAACGTGTTGTGGTAGGTCATCAGGAGAGCAAACATTTCGTTCTCATCGCTGACAGGGAGTTTGGATTTGGCGAAGTCAACGACTTCTTGAAGAGAGCCCAGTGTCGGAAACAGGGCCATCGGAGCCGCACGGAGGAGCGGCTGTGGGTTGGGTTGGTTCATTTGAAGGCAAAGGCAAGAGCGTTCTTGATGCCTTGGAAAAGGCGACTCAACAACGGTTGGGATACGGGTTCGAACATGATGATGGGCAGATCAGGTGTGCGAGTTGACACAGGCTCAACTGAAGGAGCTTTGATGCGTGGATAACTTGCACGAATCTTGTTTGCTCCTTGCTCAACGAGGATTCGTTGAATGGTGCGCTTAGAAACGTCATGGGCTAAAGCCAAGGTTTCAGAATCGACACCTTCAACAGCGTATGCGTGAGCAATCAGCGGCTTGACATCGTTAGAGACGCATTTGACAGTCATGGTTGTTCTCCAATAGCCACCATCATTGCAGCACTGAGGTTGCTGAAATAGTTGAGGGCTTTCTGGGTTGGGTAAAGGAACTTGGTACGACGGTTTTCACCTTCGTACTGATGGAAGATCAGGCCTGCTTTGCGCAGGTCATCAAGTTTGCGATGCAGAGTGGCTGCTGAAGCTACTTCATGTAGCTCCATGGCTTCGGTAACAGTGAGTGCTTCGTGTCGAGCACAAACTGAGATGATTTCTAGGAGCCGTTGAGCAGTGAGATCAACCTTAAGTCGATGCTTTTCGGCGTGAGAAAGATATTTGAGGTACAGCGACATGAGTCATGGTGCTTTCTTTAGAAAACCATGCAGTCAGGGGAGTCACAGCGGAATGGTCCGCCGCTTCCGTTGTCTGCATGGAGGTTTTCAGTGGTGCCACAGCAGCGGCAGGTAGGAACAGGTGGGGTGTAGGGTCGATACCACTGGCGCACCTTGGATGAGAGTTTCCAGTACTGCTCATTCGTCAGGTGATGCTTGAGGTTGTGGCTTTTTACTTCCCAGGCGATGGGGTCAGAATGAGTTGACATTTGATGTCCTGGTTAAGTCGGTATTGCAGGGCCATGCCCCAAAGGGTGCCCCAGATGATCCAGATCACTCGAGCACCAACGCTCCAGGTTTCAGGATCACGATTCCAATTGATGAAGCCCATCAGCACATACGCAATGAGGTACATGGCTGGATAGGCCAGGAGGTCGAGGTATTTCATAAAGCAGTTCCTAGGTTCTTGCCTGCCCACTCGATGTACTTGGCAGTCGTGCGAGCAATCTTGCTGGGTTGTTTTCTTGGCTTGGGTTTTGCTTTGAGCTTGGGTTCAGGCTTGGATGCCTCAACCGGTTGCTCATACTTTGGCCACGGTGCACCAGGTGCAAGGACTGTCTTCATGTCTTACTCCTTAATGCCATGGACGGCTTCGATGGCTCGGACGAATCTTTGTATAGCTCCGCCGTTCCGCAAGTGCGTGTTGTACATAAAACCAATCTCCTCATCCGTCAGCGGCTTGCGCTTATGTGACTCCGTAACGGGTGGTGAGGTGGTGTCAAAGTTGCGACTGTCTTCAATGGCTAGATACGTGACTTCATCCTCACCTTCGCCATCGCGTTGCACTTCATAGATGCGCCCAAAGATTCGATACTCAGGCTCATCACCCTTCGACACATCCATGCTGACCATTACGCCGACGGGCTCCTGCTCTGGCTGTGCTAAATCTTTGTCTGTCATATGTCATCATCTTTCTCCACTGGCTCGATTCCTGAGCCGTGGCATTTGTAGCAGGAGGTGCCTTCGTACTGGCCTTCGCCGCAGCCGCTGCAACCAGAGCAGATTTCATCTTCTGGTTCATCGTCTTCAATGCCAAGGGCATCACGGAGTTTCTGACGAAGTTCGGGGAAGTCGTCTTCGTCCAGAGCAAGCAAAGCTCGGTGAGTCAGGTATTTGAGCTTTTCGAGTCGGTCGTGCTCATCGACTGCCAGCTGCAGAGCATTGGCGTTCTTGAGCTCGAGCTCTGCAATCAGAGCATGGGCATGCTTCATTTCTGATTCATGGATGGATGCAAGCAGGTCGTCGCTCATACGGTCTCCAGTTTCTGGCAGGTGTAAACCTTGGGCAAGGTTTTAAGCCAGACGTAGGTACTGGCGGCAATGAGGGAAGCAGTCAGCACAATAGTGACTGCCGCGGTGATGAGGATAATTTTCATGGTGTTGTCACGCTTTCCCAAGCGTCATAGATGGTGCCGCCTGCCAGTAACAGTGCAACTGCCATAACAAAGAACAAGAACCACTTGTGGTTGGCCATGCGTTGGTTGTGTTCCTGAAGCAGAGTTTCACGCTCTTCAAGGAACTTCTGATAGACCCCTGGAGGAGCTTCGTAGATGAACCATTCACGAAGTTTTTCCATTTGCTCTTCACGGGCATAGTTTTCTCGAGCGCGCTCAAGGGCGACTTGATCGAGCAAAGATAGAGGCTCATCAGGGATGTTTCGGGTGGGTTTGGGCATGCAGATCTTTCTATCGGGTGTACATAGTCAAAAATCGATTTTTTGAAAAGTCAGAATATCGGTTTGCTGTTTTGGAGAAGTCTGTGGGAACTTCTAAAAAAAGAAGGCCTACCCTTTCGGGTAGACCTTTTTGTTGGGAACTTCGCCCAGTCACAAAGCGCCGGGAAGGCGCCTCATGAACTGGTCAACAAAGGCCGTATGCAGACTCACGGATGACTTCGCCCAAGTTCTCATTCAACTTGGGGAAGTACCCTGTCTTGCCATGGATCTGGCTCAACAGGTCATCCAGAAGGTAGCTATCGGCCAGGTCAGCCATGATCTCCTTGTACTGCCAGCGCACCCAATTGATGTTGTTGGGGTGTGCCTTGAACTCGTCATGGATGGTGACGAGCTCAAATGGCTGGTACTGGAGCATGCCGTTGACGATGGCAGCCAAAGCTGAGAGGTGCTTGTCGGACAGCAGCTCGATGTTGTCCTTGTCCAGGTAAGGAACGATGACAACATCAGCCACGGTGCTGCGGTTGAACTGCTCGACGTAGTACCCAGCCTTGCCGGCAGGGATAGCCACATCGCGCTCTTCACCCAGCAAACGGCACAACATCTCGATCTCAATGGCCTCGGCCGCATAGGTCATGACCTCACGGTCATAGTTGCAGCGTCGGTGCATGGAGCGCAGGATGTAGGCGTCCACACTGTGGGTCAGGTTGGCGGCATTGCTCAGGCCAGACTTCTGCCCTTGGTTCTCGTAGAACTCATAGGTGAAGGTGGCATGGTCCAGCTCGTCAACCTCGATACGAGCCTCTTTCTTGGTCATGACCTTGATGCGTGCGTCGTAGCCATCGGGCATCTTCCAGCTGTGCTCCAGGGCATAGGGCTGCCAGGAGGCCAGCAGGTCTTGCAGCAGTTCCCAGGCACCTGGTGCAATCTTCTGGGCCGCTTGGTAGAAGGCAGCAAGCTCAGGGGTTTCTTCGCCGAACAGGGTCTTGGGCTGAGCCTTGGAACCGTAGAACGAAGTCATCAAGGCCTGCTTGGCATCGGCTCGAGGGACAACCAGGTTGCCACCGAGGATCACGTTCATCTCGTCCGTGCAGCTGGTGTAGGCATCAGCACGCACATTGGGATCAACGAGGCCCGTGGCCTTGGCACCTTCGTAGCAGCCGGTGAGCACCGACATTACTTGGATGCCTGAGCAGGTACCGTCCACACCCACCATGTGGCCAGTGGGCAGACCTTGCTGGGCCTTGCGGATGGCCATCACAGCCTTGGAATACAAGGGTTTGGTCTCCGCGTTGATGGCCAACAGCTCAAGTTCATTTAGATGTTGTTCAGTCCAGGCCATACGTTCTTCGAACGTGAGCTTATCCAGTCCGAACTGGGTAGCAGCATCAATGAGCAAGTATTGCCATCCTGTATAGAAATTCATTGCCATTGATGGCTCCTTGGTTAAGTGGGTGGGTTTAGAAGTTCAATCAATAGAAGTTCTTTGGGAACATCTTCTAAGAGAACTGGGGTGCCGTCACATCTAGCCCAAGATGCTGGGTAGAAGTTATGGCCCTCGGGATATTTGATGTATCCGCCGTTATAGACATCAGGCGGCAGACCTTGAAACCTGACGGTTTCGTTCTGCCTGACTGAGCTGGTGATGATGAGCTGATTGGCGTAGTACACGCGAACAAAGCCGTGGTTCATATGTAGACCTCCAAGAGCATGAGCCCAAGCTTGAAGGCCTTGGGAATATCTCCAGGAGAGACAGATATCCACTGAGTCGAAGGCAGAACAAAGCCGAAAGTGGTTCCAAATACACCTTGGTCTACTACGTAAGCACCAGGGTAAGACAAGACTTCGTCCCAGTTGGTAGAAGTCTTGACCTGTCCGTCATGCCAGATGTAATACTTGATGGTCATGTGGGCACCCCCATGAGTAGCAGGTGCATCAAGAACTCCTTGGGCATGTGCTTCTTGGCTCGCTTTGTAAGCGCACCTTTGAAGAGCACTTTCCATTTGCTTGCAAATTCTGGAGCTCGTGGCTCGTAGATGAAAGCATGCCTGTATCGGCTTAGGTAGAAGTCGTCTACACCAATGATTTTGTGACCGGTCCAGATGTAGTAGTTCTTCATTGCACCCCCAACAGAAGTAGGTGTGCCCTGAACTCAGCTGGGAAAGAAGACAAAGGTCTTGATTCCCAGGCTGTAGGCCAAGTTTTCTGAGTGTCCACCTGTACCCAAATACCGTATCTGGCTTTTGCGAATGAATCCTCAAAGGTATCAACACAAAAACAGTACCGGTACTTGAAGAAGGCTACGTTGTTGAAGTCTTCAGCAAGAAGTTGGGTATCACGCTCGATAGTGACCAGGGTGTCCTGATACCAGAAGTAGGTTGGTTTCATGAAACCCCCAACAACAACAACAAGGCCAACCTAAATTCTTTAGGCATCTGATCTATGGGAGCTGATGACCAATCAACACGGTATTTTTCTGTTTGAGTGAAGTACCCACACCAGTAATGGTTAAGTGCAAAGCCGTCACGTCGAAGGACGCATGGGCAGTACAGATAGCTGAGCATGGAGCTTTGCTCAAAGTCCGTGGTGAGGATTCTCCGCTCCATACATTCAAGCTTGCCGCGTCGCCAGAAGTAAGTGACCGCACTCATGGGACACCTGTCACTTTCTCCTCATTGGCCAGCTCCAGTTGAGCCTTCTTGAATGAAGTCCCTTGGGTCGTGATGTGGTAGCCCATGGCATAAATACGGCCGCGCTTGTCCACCTTGTGGGTGAGATGAAAGCGATTGCCTTGCTGCACCATGAGGTTGTAGAACACGTAGCTCTGGCGCTTGAACTCAGCCCACTGGTCATGCTTGTCTTGTGAATCAAGCTCGAACGTAGGGTCTTCTTCCACTTTGCAGAGGAAGTCGACATCGAGTTTCAAGGCCACCTTGTTCATGGTGTTGAGCACATCCAGACACAAGTCCCCATCATGGTGATTACCCGAGCCCAGTACCAACGAATCGTTGTGGGTCAGGTAGCCCGATGAGTAGTTGTGGGTCAGCTCCAGTGGCTCGCACACCATGGGTGGCAAGTACTGAGAGTTCTGGATGAAGTGCACCAGGTTGGCTGGCAGATCCATCCGAGAGAGGATGGTCAGGCTTGCCATCTTGTCTGGCTTGTCGATGTCAAAGGCATCGGTGCGGCAAAGCACGGCCAACAACTCAGCCACCGTGGTGATGGCTTCGGTGCGGTCCGAGAACTTCAGACGGCAGGCAATCTGGGCTGAAGCGGAAGTAAACAACTCTGGCTTCAGGCAGTAGGCCACGCCAACGAACATGTCCAAGACCAAGGTCTGCACATCGAGGTTCTCGAGCTGTGCAATGCGCTTCATCTTGCTGTCGTAATACTCGCCAGCCATGTAGGCCTTGACGAGTGCTATGCCCTGAGCCACCTTCTCCTGAAGGGTAGGTGAGGTCTCAATGGCATGTCGGATCTTGGCATCAATATGCTTGCGATTGAATCGCTGCTCGTTCATCTCCTGGAGAACGACTTGTTTCATAGTTTCCATTTGGGTTCTCCAATGCAGGCGAAAGCGCCAGCGTTGGGCGAAGCCCAAACTGATTCATCGACTGTCTATGCTGAGGTTGGCTGCTCCTGAAAAAACAGAACCCTCACCCGAAGGTGAGAGTTCTTTGAGGCAGCGATTAAGCGCCCAGGTCGAAGCCCGAGGTATCAGCAGGCAATGCCGACTGGTACTCGATCTCGAGTTTGCTGAGGATCTGAGCAACGCGGCTCGGATCTTCGTTCAACCAAGCGAGCAGGTGCTTCTCGTTGGTCTTGGCTTCCTTGAGAGGAATGGCACCGAGCTTCTTGCGCTGACCGTTCTTGGCCGGCAGGTAGAAGTTCAGGAAGCCTTGAGCCTTCCAGCTCTCATTGGCTTGGTTGTTGGAAGGCGTAGCTGCGGCAGTATTGAAGGACATGAGAAAACTCCAGTTGAAAAGATTGAAGGCAGGATTTGCCAGAAGAAGGGCGAAGCCCACCGCGCACCAGTAAGGCCGCGAAGGCTACAGGGTTACTCGTGCCTTACGGACACGTCCCTTGATGTACATCAAAGGATGGTGCTCAGCCACGCAAGGCAAGCAATGCACCGATACCACCCCAAAGGACGATGGCCAAGAGTGTTTGGAGGACAGTTTTCAGTTTGGTCATAGGGTTTACCAGTAGTTAATGGAGTTCGAGGTGATCGTGAGCGATGGGTTCGAACACGGTGTTGTCAGGTGTCAAGCCCTCAATCAGTTCGTCTTCGAACTGGTCAATGGCATCTACGAGGTTGTTGATGAAGTCGTTCATGAGTGTTACTCCTGAGGGTTGAGAACAAGTTGGGTCTCACCATGCTCAGTGGCATTGGTGAAGGCAGCACGCAGTCCCTGCTGCTTTATGAGTAGAAGGAGAAGCCGCTTTGCTTCATGGTCTGAGAGGTCATGCGGTGTGAGGATGTCTGAGGTGAAGACGGGCACACCGCGGCTGTTGAGTTCTTGGTTTGGCATGGAGATTCCTGTGGTTGTTGAGGTGAGGCTGAGTAGTAACGGTGAGCGTCATCCAATCGAACGTATTCGGTGATGACGGTTTCAGGTTTCAAGCGCAGAGCCTTGGCCACCTGAAGTGGAGGCAGTGCTTGGCACCAGGCTGAGTAGATATCAGCCTTGGTTTCTGGAGAGCATTGAGCGATGGACATGGAGAACTCCTTAGTTGGATGGATATTGCTTCTCGAAGCGAATGACATTGCGCACGATGAGCCCAGCCAGAAGGGCTAGAACGGCCGCAAAGAGAAAGGCAACGTATGCCCAAGGCTGAGGCACAACGAGGCCACAGAAGAGCTCTACGCAAGCCGCAAGGACAAGCAGGAGAGCAGCACCGAGTTCACGGTGGATGTAGAACAGTTGTTTGATTCGTTTGATGGTCATGGGAACTCCGGATGGGAAGATGATTGTCAAAGAGAAGTTCTTTGACGCCATCAGATAGGCGAAGCCTTGAATTTGGGAAGGTATATAGGGTGAGTATCGGTTTGATTTGATACTTGGATGAGGGTAATGATGTGAGGGTATTCAGTGATTCCACACTTTCATCCACCTAATCTGCTTAACCCTCACTCTGTTGAGTATCGGTACCCTCAGTCAGTCGATCACAGAGTACGGAGTACTCGTGCAGTTCTACTGCATGCTCAGAGTCAGTCCCTTCCTAGTTGGATGGACTATCTGAGATGTGTAATGTGTTGATGTGTAAAAGAACTAAGCACCCCGAAGGGTGCTGAGTTTTACTTGGAGAGTTTCTTTTGCTCTTGGTTGAGTTGAGCTTGGCGATCGATGCGAGCTTTATCAGCGAATGCACCTGCGGATTCATCAGTATATTTACCGATGTGAGCGAAGGCTGAGGCGAAGGCTTCAAGACCGATGAAGAACATGGTGATGGAAGCGAAGAGTTGTTTGAACATAGTTGGCATGATGTTTCCTTAAGGAGTTGAGGGATATCCCATAGGTTGGGCGAAGCCCTAGTGGGGGGGGGTATCCGGAGATTACGGGTTGGACCCGTAAGTGCTACCTCCATACCCCGCTATGAAATTTCCCCAAACCCCACTGCCTAAAAATTAAGCAGCAATCTCCCACTAAAGTCGGGGGCCTTTTAATCTATGTAAACTGCGGCTTGTCCGCTCCCTTCCCTCCCCCCGGTTCACCTACCCTGCGCTCTTCTATTTATTGGCTTCTATATGTAGCTATTTAGTTCTACTCTTATAAGCCCCTTTTGTTGTATTTCTCTTTTGGTTTACTATAGGAACCCTATAAGGTAACTTTAAGTAAACCCATGACTGCTCTCACTGTTGACCAATTCAAGCAAGCTCTACCCGATAAGGTGAAGAAGAGCATCAACCAGGAGTTGATCGATCAGATCAATAGCACCCTGGCTGATCCAGACATGTACGAGAACTACCGGGACAACCTGCTAAGTTATACGAAGGTAATGGCCGATGGCAGGTTCAAGGTCACCGAGTATGTGAACGCTGTGAAGTACGTGAGCCATAAGCTGATGGGGGCCACGAATATCGAGGCGTACACGAAGACCTTTCCGGATAAGTATCAAAGGTTTGTTCAGACTGGCGTGCAGGCGAAAGACATCGCGAGTTATGTCACGGCCTACAACAAGAGCAAGCTCGTTAATCTGATCTTCGAGCAGACGCTGATCCCAAGCTACGTGCTGAACCAGGATCTGTACCAGAAGGCGTTGAATGTGCAGGCCGAGCTGATGGTGACGAGTCACTCGGACAAGGTGCGCTGCGATGCCGCCAACTCACTGCTCACGCATTTGAAGATGCCTGAGACTCAGAAGGTTGAGTTGGAGATCGGGATGAAAGAGGATTCGAGTATCAGTCAGCTGAGGCAGGCTACTCTCGAGTTGGCTCGCGCCCAAAGGCTGGCAATCGAAGCAGGGCAGATGAGCACGCAGGAAGTGGCCCATACCAAGATCGTTGTGGATGTGGAGTCCCGCGAGGTGGCCGGTGGCTAAGTTCGGTTTCGTCATGAACTGCGCCGTCGTTTCCATCCTTTTGGGTGGTACATGGGGCCTGTTCATCTACCACTTCGATGAGCCCGCTGGTTGGGTGATCGGTGTGGCATTCACGTTCTTTGTTTTCTTTTACTTGGTTCGCGTAGGCTGGGATCCAGACCAATACGTCAAGGACACACAACACAATCGGAGGTTCGATGATTGATCCAGTAGCAGAAGCACTGGCACCGTGGAAGGTTGAGGACTACCTCAACGCCACGGACTATGCACATGACCCGCACTACGTGCCCAGTGACTTTGCTCTGGAGTTCGTGACCTTCATCAAGCTAGTGAACGGCATGCAGGGTGAAGAACACAAGACACCCCTGGTGCACTACCGCATGCTTGATACGCTGACCGAGGGTGGCAAGCGGGTGATCAACCTGTGTCACCGGGGTATTGCGAAGACCACTGTGATGGGTGAGTACCTGTTCCTCTACATCGCGGTGTATGGAGAGATCCCAGGCTTCGGTCGATTGGACTTGGCGCTCTATGTGTCGGACTCAATCGAGAACGGTGTGAAGAACATGCGCAAGAACTTGGAGTTCCGTCGAGACAACTCCGACTTCCTGATGCAGTACATCCCTGAGATCCGGTTCACCGACATTCGCTGGGAGTTCTGTAACGCTGACGGCAAGGTGTTCATCGTCAAGGGCTACGGCGCGAAGACAGGTGTTCGTGGTGCAAAGGAAATGGGTAAGCGTCCACAGCTGGCAGTGCTCGATGACTTGATCAGCGATGAAGATGCGCGCTCGGCTACCGTGATTGCCGCAGTAGAGGACACCGTCTACAAGGCGGTGAACTACGCGCTGCACCCAACCAAGAACATGATCATCTGGTCAGGCACGCCGTTCAATGCGAAGGATCCGCTCTACAAGGCAGTGGAATCTGGAGCCTGGGCGGTCAACGTCTTCCCCGTGTGCGAGGTGTTCCCTTGCGCAGAAGAAGATTTCCGTGGCTCATGGCCCGATCGCTTCACCTATGCGTATGTGAAAGAGCAGTACGACACGGCGGTGAAGTTGGGCAAGGTCGAAACCTTCAACCAGGAATTGATGCTGCGAATCATGAGCGAAGAAGATCGCATGATTCAAGACGGCGACATCGGCTGGTACAAGCTCGATGCTGTGCTGCGCAACAAGGGCAAGTTCAACTTCTACATCACCACCGACTTTGCCACTTCTGAAAAGGACAAGGCCGACTACTCGGTGATCAGTGTCTGGGCCTACAACAACGTGGGCGATTGGCTCTGGGTGGATGGGGTCTGTAAACGTCAACTTATGGACAAGAACGTCGATGCTCTATTCAAGTTCGCGCAAATGTACAAGCCACAGTCTGTGGGTATTGAGGTTACTGGTCAACAGGGTGGATTCATCCCATGGATCCAGGGCCAGATGCTCGAGCGAAATATTTACTTCCCTCTTGCTTCAGAAGGCAATGACACCAAGCCCGGCATCCGACCTAACACCAACAAGATGGTCCGTTTTAATACCGTGGTTCCTCTGTTCAAAGCACGGAAGATCTTTTTCCCGCTAGAGCGAAAGACTGAACCTACAATGGTGGAAGCCGTCAATGAATTGAGCCTGGTTTCAGTTTCTGGATTCCGCAGTAAGCACGATGACTTCATCGACACGATCTCGATGCTGGCATCACTGACTCCCTGGAAACCATCGGAAGAAGCGCCGATGCGTGAATCGGGATCGGGTGGTGGCATGTGGGAGATCGACCATGATGACGAACCCACAGACCGCATGGCGTCGTACATCGTTTAAGGAATTCACATGAAACTCAAAGAAATCTTCGACCAGCTGACTTTTGGTGAGCTCTCCCAATTGGCCATTGGCGGGGGCGAGCAGGGCGCGATCCAAGCCAAGGACTATGACCGCATCTTGTCCCATATCAACCTGGGCCTGACTGCGCTCTACAAGCGCTTCCCTCTGAAGGAAGGTCGCGTGATGCTCGAGCTGCAAACCGGGATGACGACCTACCCGATCAACAGCAACTATGCCGTGAGCAGCCGATCGTCTCGAGAGCCGGTGCGCTTCCTGAAGGATTCCACGGCCGTGCCCTTCAAGGACGACATCCACAAGATCGAACGCGTCTACACGGCACTGGGCTATGAGCTTGGCTTGAACGACGAAGGCGATAGCTACGCGGTGTCCACGCCCAGTGCAACCGTGCTGCGTGTGCCGTCTTCGATCGTGGCCCAGTCCATGGACTTGCCCGATGACTTGAAGACCGCGACGCTTGAGATCGTCTATCGAGCCAACCATCCCATCCTTGCCACCGATGACGGTGACTTGGAACCTGAGATGGTGGATGTGGAGCTGCCGTACAGCCACCTCGAGCCCTTGCTGTTGTACGTGGCTTCTCGTGTGCACACGCCCGTGGGCATGACCAACGAGCTGAACATGGGCAACAACTACTACGCCCGCTACGAGGCATCGTGCCAGGAGATCGAGAACACCAACCTGCGCGTGGACCAGGGCGGCCAGACCGACCGCATCCAGCGTAACGGCTGGGTCTGAGTCCCGATTCCCCATGAAAAAAGCCCCAGCAATTGGGGCTTTTTCTTTGGGCCGGTTGGCTTATTTGCCAGTGGATCCAAACCCGCCTGTGCCGCGCGCTGTCTCGTCCAGAGAGTCGACCTGGATCAGGGTGATAT